AGGGCCGATTCCTGCAAATGGATTCAGCCCTAATTTTTCAACTGCTCAAAAAATTTTTAGCGGACAGTAATAATAAGGTTTTGCGCATAAGGGAGATGTATAATTGGTTCATCTCCAACCCCGACGGCACCGACCGCGAGTTTGTAGCCGAACTCATCCAACGCCACGGCATAAGCAAGGTCACGGCATACGCCGACCTCGCTATCGTCAAGACCTTGCTCCCGACACTCGCCACCGCCTCACGCGATTTTCACCGCTGGCGCTTTAACGAGATGATTCTCGCCACTTACAAAATGGCCGAGAAGCGCAAGGATACGAAGACGATGGAACGTGCCGCATCTTCATACGCCAAACACAACCGCATCGACTTGGAGGACGAGCAGGCTATGCCGTATGATATGATTGTGCCTCAGCCGTTCACGGCTACCGACGACCCGCGTGTCCTCGGCATCGAGCCAATCCCAAATATCCAAGAGAAGATTTCGACTATGATACAGAAGTATCGCGCCGAAACAATTGACATCGAAGATGTGCAGTTCGAGGAAGTTGATTTGGAGTTCCCGGCATTATTCCCTAATGAAACGCCCGATACGACAGATGAAGAAAATCTACTTTAACAAGCCACAGCGTTTAACTCAACTTATAGGTGCCAACACCACCGTCATCGTCGCGGGGCGACGCACGGGTAAGACCGACTCCATAGCTGCACCTTTCGTTCTGCGAAATATGCAGCGTATGCCCGGCTCGACAGGCGGCATCGTGGTGCCTACCTTCAAGCACGGTCTTACCAACACATTGCCGGGGTTGTTGGCGGCGTGGAAACGCTGGGGCTTCCTCTCCGGCGTTCATTACGTCGTCGGCAGGAAACCGCCCAAGTCGTTCAAGCGGCCTATTATCGAGCCTAATGACTATGAGCACGTCATCAGTTTTTACAACGGCTCAATCGCCGTCATCATCAGCCAAGACCGCCCCGGCTCGTCGAACTCGCTAACCTTGTCTTGGCTCCTGGTCGACGAAGCAAAGTTCATCGACTACCAAAAGCTGAAAGAAGAAACGCTCCCTGCAAACGGTGGCATCAAGTCGTACTTCGGAAAGCACTCCTTCAATCACTCAATTATGATATTGAGCGATATGCCGCAGACGCAAAAGGGGAGCTGGTTCCTGCATTACCGCGACAAAATGGACGCCGAACTCATAAAAACCATTGAGGGAACTGTCTATGAAATATGGCGAACGAAAGAACGCATACGTTCTTTGAATGCTCGCGGCGAGCAGGTGCCTCCATATCTCAAAGGCTACCTGCGACGCCTCGACACTTCCCTCAATAAGATGCGCTCCGTGGCGGTTTACTATCGGGAGTATTCCTCGATTGAAAACCTGCAACTGCTTGGTGAGAATTACATCAAGCAGATGAAGCGCGACCTTACGCCCTTGACCTTCCAGACCTCGATACTATGTCAGAGGATCGGAATTGCCAAGGACGGTTTTTACTCGTCGATGAAAGAGGCGCACAAGTACAATGCCTCGGATTTCGCCTACCTCGATACCCTCGGCTACGACTTCGACCCGGCTGCGATTGACTGCCGTGCCGATGCCGACGTTGACCCTGATGCGCCCATTTGCATCGGTATGGACTACAATGCAAACATCAACTGGATTGTAGCCGGACAGCCTAAAGGCCGTCGGCTCAATGTCATCAAGTCCTTCTACGTCAAGTTCGAGCGTAAGATACCGGCACTCGTCGACGACTTCTGCCGCTATTATGCGGAGCATCGCAACAAGACCGTGGTCTTTTACTACGACGCAACCGCCCTCGGCTCGAACTATGCCGTCAACGAGCAGGACTTCCGTTGGGTCATCGCCCACGAATTTGAACGGCACGGCTGGCAGGTCGAAGCCGTCTACATCGGAAACCCGATGCGCCACGATGAGAAATATCTTCTCATCAACCAGGGCTTCGCAGGGAAGCAGCGCCTCATGCCGTTCTTCAATCGTCAGAACAACGACGACCTCATTCTCGCTATACAAGCCGCCGGGGTCACTCGCGGCAGAAATGGTTTCAGAAAAGATAAGGGAGGCGAGAAGTTGGCAGAAAGCGAAGAGTCGCTTTTGGAGCATCGAACAGATGGTACAGACGCTTTTGACACTTTATATATTGGTTGTGAAAAGTTTCCGCAACACAATACAATCGGTGTCAGCGTCAGCGGAGTTCTCTGAAACCATTTCGCAACGGGTTCTTTCTCCGTTACTCTCCGAAAGCGCTACGCGATAACCGCAGGACAATAGGCGGTGAACCTTCAGCTCGCTGCAACTTGATTGCAGCAAAAACTCGCCGAGTCCGAAGAAGACTTGCTCGAACACCGCACCGATGGCACCGATGCCTTCGATACTCTCTACATCGGCTGCGAGAAATTCCCCCAACATTCCACCACCTCCTTCAACATCGGCGGCGTTTTGTAATGAGACTAATTAAATTTTGTTGTACTCGAAAGCCTGATGTCTCAGAATAATTAGTTAACTTTGCACACTTTAGTGATATATCGTCGTGCAAATAAAATATAGTACATTTCATTCCATTTTTGAGTGTCAGTCTTCCGATGATCTCAAAAAGAATTTGACAGACTTCTTTGGTCGTCATAAATTTATGCCGACCTTAGAGGTTGACTACTCATATGTACTCGTTAAGTTTGATGTTATTGCGCTCAACACCGCCCAACAAATATACAATGCAGCTTGCAGACTCGCTAAGGAACGACAACTTGACGCTGCGTATATTTATTACAAAGACGCTCTCTTGGCATTCCCCAATTTAATCTGTGCCATGCAATGTAAGGCTCAGATTGAAATTTTGCGAGAACAATACGATGTCGCTTTAGACACCCTTATAGGCGCTCTTAATCTCAACCCCAAAGATGCAAACCTTTTGGCTCTTTTGGGGTTTGTGTTCAAGAAAATAGAGCAACCTGATTCGGGTGATAAATTCTTCAAAGAGGCACTTTCTCTTGAAAAAGAAAATCCATTCGCTAATCTATGGCTACGTGGATTTGATTTCACTATGGCCATTTTTGAAGAAATTACCCCGTTATACGAAGGTTTAATTGTACCATATCAAGACATGGTGCAATCTCCTTTTTTATTTGCCAAAGCTCTCGCTGACTACAATGAGGATGACGACATGCTACATGCTTATGATGTCGCAGTTTCGGCATCTATATGGGAAAGTATTTATTCCGAAGAAAGAGAACTCGGTATAAAAGTACTTGAAGATGTTCTCTCATGTCTTGACAAAAGACTCGCGGAATGGCAATGGCTCAAAATCCAGCACGTTGTTGACGCTGTGGAAAAGGAAACCGGAGTGAGAGTGGCTCTTATTGAGCAAAAAAATTCCGGGTATCCTGCTTCAATTATTGACATAAATGAAGCCATGATTACCTACAATCCGTCAAAACCTTATTGCTATTTTCATCTTCTTCGTCAAATCTTACGTGTACGTCTTGAGTATCTTCCCGACAATCTGAAATACTTCCCGGAAGTTTCCATTTCTGACGATAGTCTACAAGAACTATATGACCGCTATTACTCTTTCTTACTTCGTGGATTTATAGAATTATCCTCATCGCCAACAAAAGAAGTATATGTAACTCGTAAACTTAAAGGATATATACAATCACTCGCGGACGAAACCATTACTCGAATTGTTGATGTGACAATTCCTAAAATTTGCCCATCACTTATGCCTTTTATGCTTGGTGAGTATCTTTCAAGACTAAAAACAAGTTATGATTCTCATAAAAGTTGGGTAGAAGACCCGGGTGCGCCTCGTTCTTTGCTTCAACCTCGGCGCACATCTGCATTGGTTCGAGCCTATTGTATTCAGCAAATGTTCGGTGTCGTAACTTTTCCAAAGTTCGACCCCGAAGAGGCAGAATTGGGGGATATGCAGGAACTATATGACGAATTGGCGCATCCTGACATAGAAATCAACCCCATGCACTATATGCAGAGGGCATTTTTTAGATATGGTTTATTCCCATATGTGGATATATGCCCTCAGCAGCAACCGGCGGGTCCAAAACTATCTCGTTGATTTCATATCCATTTCTGGAAATATAGCCTTGCAACTTGCTTATTAATGCGTAGTTCAAGGCTTAGCCCGAAAAATATTTGTGTAAATAGTTGGCTCATAGCCATTATATTACGCAAATTTTTTATTAACTTTGTATCTCAAATTTGAATAGCAATGGATTTCAAACTTTTCGATAGCAAAGTAGAGGGCATCAATGTTTCAATTTCAGTTCACATTGGCCCATATTGTATCAGCGTTAACGAATATCGCTGGGATAAAAGTTTTGAGCGCGAAAACTCCCTTAAAGGCATATCCATATCAAAGACTATGGAAGCCGCAGGAGTCGGCGATACCGAAGCCCTCAAAACTTATATGCTCGACAACTTCGGCACTGAAAAAGGTGCCGACAAATTCGCTCGTTTCCTCGAAAATCACAACATTCGCTGTGAACACGAAGGCAACACTCGCTACATTTAATAATCTTTAACAAAGGTGATGCCGAAATCTTGCCCACCCATCGCCGTACCTTTGCGTACTTAACTCAATCGTGATATGCAGCACTTCCTCGGAAACGAAGATTTTAAGGACATTGTGGTCGAGCGTTTGTTGAAACTCGGCTACAAGGACGAAACCTTTTCAGGAGGTTCGCTGCCTTTTGCCCCTTGGGTAAACGTCGGTGTCAACAACCGCTCATTCAAGTGCTGCCGATTTTCGGTGTCGCCGGGTGCAGTTGATTACTGGCATCAACTCCGCTGGCACGATTTCCTCACAGTCCACAACCTGCTCGCCGAGGGCAAACCGCTCGATGATTTCATCGCGACCCTCGACGAGAAATACAAAGGCTTATCCCACCGAGAATTTCCAAAACAATAATATATGGCACTTATAACCCCACAATTAAAAGATAGATTGTTGGCAGAAATAATTTCTGCCGATGCGCCACGCATTGAAATGCATTTTGATGAATATGACGAAGATTTAGGCATGTCTGACGATACAGCCATAATGATACTTCGTCATTTTCAAGACCTTGGCCTTATCAAAGCCACGTTCTTTATGAACCCTTCGGGGGCTCGAATTACAGTAGATGTAAAAGCACATGATATGTGGACGCATGGCGGATTTACCGCCCAGGAAGAAATCTTGAAAGCCAACATTGAGAAATTGGATTTGCAACTCCAATATCTCACAAAACAACTTGGCCCAGATTATCTTGATACCGCTTCAAAGATTTCTTCTATCGGTAGTGCTATTATGAGCGCACTACCTCTATTCAAATTCTAAATCGTTTTTGTGAGATTTCTATTAACTCCCAACGATTTAACATGGCATATTCGTAAAAAAGTGTTAACTTTGCAAATTCAATTAATTTCTAAATCGCATAAGTAATGGACGGTGAACTCACCCTTATAATTTTTATAGAAGCCGTACTCGGCATTATTATGGTTGTGGCATACTTTTACCTATGCCACAATGTTTCGCAAATCAAGCGCAAAATCGCCCCCAAAGAGGACAATTTCGCGTATCATTTCAATCTTCTTTTAGCCCTCGGCAAGAAAGAAGAAGCGAAACAATTTCTTATCGACACAATGATTGCTGCTCGCGATGACCGCAATTACGGCACCATCTCGCAGATTGAGCAAGTCATCAAGAAATACTCGGCCTCTATGGAGAAAGTCGGCTTGACTGTTGACACTGAATTTCTTGAAGCCGCTAAACAACAATAATTCCACTAAGCCATGAAAAAACTATTTCTACTTCTCATAGGTCTATCATTTACTTGCTTTTTGGCATCAGCTAAGGGTGTAACCACATTCGCCGATAAATTCAGCGAATATTCAGCTTATGCTAATGCAGATAAGATGGAAGGGCTTGTCCCACTGCTCATGGGTGAAACCATTAGGTTCTCTGATTTCGCTCCTAACAAGGACATTACTATGTTCAAATACGTAGTTCCCGATACTATTTGGATTAAGCAACGCCCCAAGAAAAATCCCAAAGAGGGAAAGCATTATACACTCCGTCATCTTTACCGCAGCGAGTCTTATGAGGACGGCTACTATTATAAGACGGTCAAAGAACGCACCCCGGCGATAGAACTTGTAGGTGCTCAATTCCTTGTCAATGATGTTCGGCAGAAAGGTCAATCCGGCTATCTATCGAACCCGTCATTTGACGTCTATCTCACGAATACTGCGACAGGGGAAGAAATAATTTGGTCTATTCCTAATAGCTACCTTGACAGAGGAGATTACATCGTACACCTTACAGGTTTATCCGACAAATTGAATCTTGCAGGACAAAACATATACTCTGCCGAAAGCGATGGTTATTCAACCACCGTCTACAAGAATGTAAAGAAATATCGTTGCACCGGCACCGATGCTATCATTGATTTAAGAAACACACCCCAATTTCAACTTCGAGTTACTGCCATCGACGAGGATAACAACGAGCGTACCTTTCCGCTGCCAATTAGCACCAGTCGGTATTCCTATTCTTCTGATAAAACTATTTGGTTTGATGAGTCGCAACTCGCAGATGTTGCTGACTCAAATAAAACCTATGAAATTGACTACAACGTAAGATTGGAAGTACCCAAAGTTGAGTTCCCATTTCACTTTGGCTACATCTACGGTGGTTTGAGTGGCAACTCCGGCAGTGTAGGGCAGACTATCAAGCCCTCCAAATATTCATCCTCAGCCAACGACTTATCTTCCGATGCCTACCTCTCAGAGGGGGACTTGTTCTTTATCGGGGATAAAATCACAGTCAGAGGCGAGGACTTTTACAAAGCAGCTATGGACGGCAGAGCCTTCTACATACCCACTTCAAAGGTAAAACTCTCTCAGGAGGGCAAATTGAAATTGGACTCGTTGATGAGTGCCACGCCCGAAGTTCGAGATGCCTTCTTTGAATTACAAAAGGCTCTATCATACTATCGCTATATGAATAAGATGGGAGAAACCATTGATAAAATCAAGGCTCTCTCTTCAAAGGGCATCTCAATATATTCTTGGGGCGTATATGATGAAAGCGAATACACCGATGGCACAAGCATTCGCTTTACATTCTACAACCCGACTCAGAAAACAATCAAGTACGTCAACATTTCGTTTGTCGGCTACAATGCTGTCGACGACCGTGTTGGTCGCCCCATTTCCAAGAGGTGCATCGGCCCCATAGAGCCGGACGAAACCGCCTCATACAATTTTGAATATGCTTGGTTTACGGATGTGGTAGAGTACGCAAAGATAACTTCACTATCCGTTCAGTATAAAGACGGAACCACAAAAACGGTAGCCAACCCTCATTCAGTTGTGTGGACTTCCGATATGCGTGACGGTCTTTCTAAATCATCTGTTGACCGTCTGAAATACGAAGTCGTTGGCTTGGACGACTAACTAAAATGTAATCTCTAATCCTTTACTTTGCATGGCAAATATATATGACAACATAGACATGAAATTCGAGCAGGGGCTTAACGACATCATCACTGATGGTGGCGTTAAGCGCGTCGATTTTTGTGTCGGCTATTTAAGTAGGGATATTCAGTTAATGGCTATGAGAAAAGGGACTGCAAAAGTATGAGATCGGGGAAAAAGAGGCAGGAGT